CCTCGGCGGCAAGGCCTACAGGCGCTCCCCCGCTGCTAGATTCGGCCGCCGCGCCGCTATCGTCTAGGGGACTAGGACGCCGCCCTCTCACGGCGGAAACCGGGGTTCGAATCCCCGTAGCGGTACTCCCAACCCCCTGCTAACGAGGGGGTTTATGCGGACGGAGCGCTCTGCGCCACAGTCTGCGCCACAGTTGGCTCGTCGAGGTAGGTGCTGAGTCGGTCGGCTGCTTCGCGCTCACCGCCGGGGACGAGATGCCCGTAGCGGTTCCACGTCTGGCGGACGTCGCCGTGCCCCGCCCACGTGCTGATCTGCTTCCAGTCCAGGCCGGCGGCGATGAAGTAGCTGATCGCACAGTGGCGGGCCTCGTGCGGGGTGATCGGTTCGAGGCCGGCGGCACGCCATGCGTTGTTGGCTCGGGTGCGGATGGTGGAGGCGATGAACGGTTGGTCTGCGGTGCGCCCGAAGACGAGCTGGTCGGCGTGGCGGCCGGCGCGCTGCTTGTGGGCTTGGAGTTCTCTCCTGACCCCGAACGCCATCGGCACGGCGCGGCGGCCGGCGTCGGTCTTGACGTCGATCACCCCGGCGCGGTCATCCCATGCGCGTTCGACGCGGATCACGCCGCGGTCGAAGTCGACATCGGCCCAGCGCAGCCCGCGCAGCTCGCCGCGACGCAGGCCGCAGAACAGGGCGACCGACCAGAACGGCCGCTCACTGTCGGGCAGGGCGGCGAGCAGGTCGTGCGCGCGGGCTGGTGTTTCGATGCGGTCCCGGTGCCCGCGGTTGGCGGGCAGTTCGAGCGCGCGCATCGGGTCGATGGTGATCTCGTCGTCACGCAGCGCACGGCGGACGATCACCCGCAACGGGTCGACGGTGTTGACGATCGTCGATGCGGACAGGCCTTTCCGGCGCAGGTGTTCCACGAACGCCTGCACGTCGCGGCGGTGGAGGTTGGACAGCCGGTGCGTGCCGAGCGCGGGGATGACGTACTTGCGCAGCGCGTGCTCGTAGCCGCGGGCCGTGGACGGCTTGTAGGGCTTGCCGGAACGGTCGAGGATGCTGCCGTCCTTCGCGCCTGCGATCAGCGCCTCGGCCGCGTCGGTGACGGTCAGTGCGCTGGGCACGCCCAAGGTGCCCTTGCGGAGCGCCCACCTGGGCGTCCTGACGCCACAGCTTTGCCTCGCTGAGGGTTCGGCAGGTCCGCCACACCTGCCGGCCGCTGCGGGCGTCGTACGCCTGCGCCTGGTAGGTCGGCTTGCAGCCGCAGGCCCCGCCCTCCTTGGCGGGGCAGTTGCGGCCGTGGCGGGTACGGATACCGGCAGCCATGCGCCTGGCCATCAGACCTCTCCTCGCCGCTCGCGAAGTGCTCGCTCGCGCTTGGAGAAGCCGACCTGGCCCAGGATGCTCAACGCCTCGTTCAGCTCGGCGGCCAGGCGCTCGACCATCTGCGCGTCCGACGCACAGAACTCGACGGCGGGCATCTGAGGGTCCGGGTGATACGCCGAAGCGGCCTGTTGGAGCTGGCGCCCGACAAGGTGGACATGGCGGGTCGCCATTTCCCTGACGCACTCCGGGCTATCGATGAGGACGGGGACCGTGGTACGTCGATCGCCGCCGTTAGGCTCGGCTTGCATGGGAGCTGATGCCTCCTGTGCCGCGCCCCGGGGCCGTTCGTAGCGGTCGCCGGGGCAATTTTGTTTGGACGCCGCGGCACGATACTCCTCGGTCACGCGGCACGCTCCTCGGCGTGCGGCTGCGCGAAGGGCCACAGCGCAAGCACGGTGCCCGGCTCACGCCCATTGCCGGCGTATCGACGGAAGACCTGGGCGTGGCCGACCTGCCCGTCATCGACGAACAGCAGGCCGTTGAGCGCGTCGAGCGGCCCTTTCAGGAGGTTGTCGACGTCGGGCTTCCCCAGCGGCCAGCGGGGGGCAGAGGGGCGGAGCTGGCCGGCGTTGCGCCCAGCGCCCCAGTGGCCGGCGGGGCGCTCGAGGTAGAAGTCGGCGCGCACCGCGAGCACGCATCCACCCGGCAGCCGAGGTCGGCCTGCCACGAGCCACGCCAGGCGGGCCCGCTCGGCGTACGCCGCTTGTGCTGGGCCCGTGAAGTAGCGCCCGCCGCGCCGGCGGGCCCGCGCCCACGCCACGGGCGGCCCCGGGATGACCAGGCGGACGACGCTCATGCCGTTGTCTCGGCCTGCGCGTCAGCCCACCGTTCCAGCTCGACGATCGGCACCAGCCGCAGCTTGCCGCGACGGATCATCCGGACCTCGGGCTGGACGTGGCGCTCGAAGCTGTCGAGGCCGATGCCGAGCGAAGCGGCGGCCTCCTCCCGGGTCAGGGCGACCCGTGGGACTGCGGAGACGATGACCTCCCTGCTCATGGCCGGTGCCCGCACTTCGCGCAGACCGGCTCGTCGTCAGCGTCGAGGGAGTGGAGTGGCTGCTCGCACCGGCAGCGAGCTGGTCCTGAGCCGTTGGGGCGGACCAGGGTGATCGCCCGCTCGATGAGGGCTTCCTGCTCCTCGGTTGCGGGTGTCTCAGCCGGTGCGATGACACCCCCCGAAACCCGCGCTGTAGAGCCAGATTGTGGGGGGGTGTCATGGGGTGTCACGGGGGTGGGGGTCCGACACCCGGTGACACCCCATGCGCCGTCGCCGTTGCGCTGGATGCTGCCCTCGGCTTGGAGGGCGGCGAACATCCGCCGGACTGTCCGGTCTTTCGCGTCGCGGTCAAGGGCGCGGGCGACCTCCGCCCGGCGCATCGGATGGTCCGCGAGCAGGGAGAGGACGCGCGGCCTCAGCTCGCCCGAGATGGGCGCGGGCGTCCCGGTGGGCGCTCCACCGGCCCCCTGGTAGGGCTCAGCCTCCTCGAGGAAGACGAGGCCGAGGTGGCGGTCATCGTCGATCCGGACCCACCGTTTCCCCGGCTCAGGTGCTGGTCTGCATTTCCAGCAGCGGATGAACCGCCGGCGCCGGTCGGGGTCGTCCTCGGCTCGGCCCAGCGTGAAGCCGAGCTCGACGCTGGCGGCGATCGCCGTGCTCCCCCGGTAGCCACCGGACCCGGCCTTCGCGACGTGGTGCAGGAGGACGATCGCGGTGCTGTGCTCGCGGGCGAGGCCGCGGAGCGGGTCGAGGACCGCGGCGACGCGGGCGGTGTCGTTCTCGTCGCCATGCCAGAGGGATCTGAAGCTGTCGAGGACGAGCAGGTCGGGCTGGTGGTCGGCGCAGATTCGGGCCACCGCGTCGAGATGGCGGGCGAGGTCGAACCCGTCGAGGGTTGCGATCATCACCCCGGGCGGGACGCCGAGGCCCCGGACCCGGCGGTGCGTCTCGGTCGATGATTGCTCGGCGTCGAGCACCACGACCCGGCCCTGCTCGCAACGGATGCCGGCGACGCTCTCCCCAGCGGCGATCCCCGCCGCGAGGGCGAGGACCAGCAGGGACTTCCCTTCGCCTGGCGCCCCGGCGAGCATCGTCACGTTCCCGCGGACGATCAGGCCGTCAACGAGCCACGGGACGTCCGGGGGCTGCTCCCGGCCCATGCGCGCGACGTCGAGCCACTCGATGCGCGGGGAGGTCATCGGGACCCCCAGACGATCTTGCGGACCTCACCCGGCGCCCAGCTGCGCCGGCCAGGCCGGCCGAAGCGCCGACGTGTGGAGTAGTTCGGGCCGGTCCGCTCCTCGAAGTGACCGTCTCGGACGTGGACCCACCCCGCGCGGTCGACGGTGCACGACTCGGCGACGTACCAGGCGCGGGGCTCCCGGCGAATGAAGACCAGCGCGGGGGCTGGTTCCGGGTCGGGGTCGCCGGGGTCGCTCCCCGACGTGGAGGATGACGCTCCGGCCCGGCGACGCGCACGGGGCGCTCGTCGTGGGGTCGCGGCCCGGACCCTGGCCACGGGGACGCTGAGCGCCAGCTCGGCGAGCGCCACGTGGTATGGCGTCCCGTTGCGCAGCCGGCGCCACTCCGCGGCGGGGATGCGCGCCTCCAGGCGCGCCTCGTGCTCCAGGTACAGACGTGCCCTGGTGGCGTACTGCTCGCCGACTGCGACCAGATGTGCGACGGTCGCCTGGTCGGGCGGCTCCGGGGACTGGTCCCGCGGCCACCGTTGTACCGACATCACCGTGAGGTACTCGTCACGCTCGACGTCGTAGCCCGAGGCCTGGTCGGCGGCGAGGATCGCCTCCAACTGTCCGTCGTCAATCTCCCGCCTCGCGTCGCGGTAGCGGCGGATAAGTCCGTCGTGGGGGTTTCTTGCCATTGTGCGACCTCCGTGTCGACTGGCGTATTGGTCTTCTCAGCGCAAAGGTACACCGCTCGGTGGACGGGTCCAACGAGCGACGCCGCCCCGGATGGTAGGCGGCGTCGCGGTGCTGCATGCCAATGAATGGAGGTCGCTTGGCCCGGCCATTGTATGACCCGGGTCGGACCCCACCGACCACGGGGCTCGGGCTAGCCGATCGCGGCGACCCGGTAGCCGTCCAGGACCATCTGCGCGTGCGGCGGCAACTGCTTGAAGTAGCTGACGACCCCGCCGTCGCCGAGCTGGACCGAGTCGCCGTAGGCGGCGTCCCGTTCCCGGTAGCGGCGGGCGCACATGAGCAGCACGGCGTCCACGAGGTCGGCGGGCGGGGCGAGAAACCCGAACCGGCCCGTGAGGGTCAGCCACTTGGACTTTGGGGCGGGCGGGTAGCCGGGGACCGACGCGGGGGGCGGGAGGATCATCCGCGTAGCCGGGGTGCCGATCAGCGTCCAGTCCGGGACGACGAGCCCGTCGAGCGTGGCTGCATCAACCTCCCGCACGTCGGGGACGGCGACGGTGCTCTCGCCGTATGTCGGGATCTGCAGGGCGACGGGCGGTGCGGTGTCGGCGCCGTTGACGAGCGCCGGGGTGGGCAGGAAGTGCCGCCCGGTGTACCGGGCAACGAGTGCGGTGGCGCTGTCGAGCAGCGATTGCAGCAGGGCATCCTGGGTGGTCTTGGTGATGTCCAGGTACGCCTTGAGCTGGTCGATCGTGGCGATACCCGAGCCGCCGACTATGAGCGGCACGGCCTGCTAGCGCTTCCCGGTGACGCGTACGGCGACACCCGCGTCGACCAGCTCGCCGGCCCGGTCGGCGGGGAGCTGCACCCGGGCACCGGCGTGGTGGGCCTGGCCGTCGACGTAGACGACCGCGCCCGGCTGAACCTCGACGGTGACCGCTCTCATCAGACGATGCCGGTCAGCTTGACGACCGCGGTGGGGTTGGGGACGATCAGGTCGGCGCGGATCTTGCCGCGCATCTCGGTGGCGTCCTGGTTGAACAGGCGGGAGCGGTCGACTTCGACGGTGACGTCGATCCTGCGGACGAGGACGATCTGCTCCGGTGCGTACACGTACCCGACGGCCGGGTTGATCTGCGTGGTGAGGAACACCGGGACGCCGAAGACCCGGGGCAGCGGGCCGTCCGCCGGGGTCAGCGGCTCGTCTTCGAGGAGGTACTCACCCGTGGTGGTCTTGAGCTTCCGGACCTCGTTCCACGTGCGGGGGTGAACGACGATGGCGCCGGCCGTCGCGTTCGCCGAGCTGAGCAGGCCGATGGCGTCGGCGATCGGGTCGAGGTTCGTCAACGCCCCGCCGACCGCGACCGTCTGCGTTCCGGCAATGGACCCCAGGCCGGTGATCGAGTTCCCGGTCCCGTCCCCTTGGAACATCGCGAGGTCGAGCTTGAGAGCGAGCGCCCGGACGATCGAGAGGTTCAGCACGTCGCTCACCGCGGGGATGCTGTCGTCGTACAGCTCGTTGCTCACCTGGGTGATGACCGCGAGCTTGCGCGGCGTGGCGGTGATCTGGGTGAACGTCGGGTCAGACGGCGTGATGACGTCCAACTCCTGGTACCAGCCCGGGTTCACGTCGGCGGTCAGCTTCGGCCAGATCACCCGGTCACGCTCGGTCGGGATGACCTGCACCCCGGAGCGCAGGGCTGCGCTCGACGCCGCCAAGAACTGGAACAGGTAGGTGGCGAGCTCGGCGGGGGCGATCGGCGCGGCGGACTGGTCGGTCAGCGACCGCGACTCGCCGCGCTTGATGCTCTGGAACCCTTCGTGGATTCGCTGCGCGATCGGTGCCTGGTCATCGGTGGCGGTGCGGTCCTCGAGCTTGAGGCCGCCGGCGGGCTCAGTCATGGGTGGCTTATCTTCCTCCGCCGGGGCGGCGGGCTTGGTATCGGGTCGGGTCCGCAGCTCCACTGACGCGGCGGGGTACGCGCCGTAGGTGGCGACGGTCACGTCTTGCAGTTCCTTGATCGCGGTGACGGTCCGCACGTCACCGTCCCACGTGTCGGTGCCTACGGCGAAGCGGAAGCTGGCCCCGTCAACGTCGCCGCGCTTGACGGCCTCGCGGACGTTCTGGCCCAGAGGGCTGTCGGGCAGGTCGCACTCGAAGCGCAGGCCGCGCTGCTCGTCGGTGAGCCGCAGGGTGCCTGACCGGGTGCGGCCCAGGACACTATTCGGATCGTGGTTGAGCAGGCACCGCACGTCGGCGTCGCCGAGTACGGGTGAGAACGCTCCCGGGGCGATCCGCTCGGTGAACCCGCCGAGGTCCTCGGACTCCGCCCCGTAGACCGCGGCGTAGCCGACAATGGTCCGGCCGCGGGCGTCGAGGTCTGCGACGTCAACGTCGATGGTGCGCTGCTCGGGCGCGTTGTGCTCGGTCACTGGTTCACTTCCTGTAGGTCGACGTTGGGGTCGAGGTTCTCGCGTTCGCGGACCTCGGCTTTGGTCATCCAGCCGGTGGCCGGGTCCAGCGCCTGCGTCCAGATCGCCGCCCGGGTCGCCGCGTCAGAGCGCAGCACCGCGTCGATCAGAAACTCTGAGTACACGGTTTGTGGTGAGAGGTCGGGGTCGTTGGTGATCGCCTGCTCGATCACAACCAGGTACGGGCGCAGGCTGTAGGTGACGAAGCTCAGCGCCTGCTGCTCAACGTTGCTGTAGGTCATCGAGTTGTCGCTGCTGGCCCCGATCATCCACGGCGGGACGCGGAAGATGCGGGCAATCTCCGCGGTGGAGAGGCGCCGCTGCTCCACGAACTCCACGTCATCCAGCGGGACAGAAATGGGGGTGAACGCGACCTCGCCGGACACGACGGCGATCCGGTGGGCGTTGCCGGCGCCGGAGTGCCGTCCCTCCCACGCCGTCTTGAGGTCGCGCAGCGATTCTGCGTCGCTGCCGGGGCTCTGGACCTTGAGGATGCCCGAGGGTCGGGCGTCGTTCTGAAAGAAGCTGTAGGCGTGCTGGCCCAGGCCGGTCGCCAACCCCAGCGCGGTCCGGCACTGGCGGATCGGTGACAGTCCCATGAGCCCATCGGTGCTCAACGTCCGGACGTGGATCACGTCGCCCCCGGTGAGCACCGTCTGCGCGCCGTAGACCGGGGTGTAGGTGTACAGCGGCTCACCGGCTTTGATCTGCGGCACCACCCGGTCGGGGCTGAGCAGGACGAGTGAGGTCACCACCCCGTCTGCGTCTTTGACCTTGCCGATGTACGCGTTGCCGTACAGCGCCAGGTGCCCGACCATCTGAGCGACGAGGTTGGCCTGCGTGGTCGCCGGGGATGGGCGGTCGAGCAGGTCAACGACCCGCCCGGAGTACCGGACGCGGCCGGTGGTCGTGCGGCGGTAGGCGATCAAAGGGAGCGACGCAGCAGCGTCCGCGAGGACCCGTACGCAGGCCCAGACGTCGCCGATGGCCAGCGCGTTTACCGGGCTGGTCGGCGGCGGGTAAGGGCCGCTCGTCGCGCCCTGCAGGAATGCCGGGGGGACCGTCTGGGCGGTCAGCGTCCGGTCCTCGCCGTGGTCACCGCGGCGTGACAGCCACTTCCTGCGCGTCGTCCGTGACGCCATGGGTGGAGTCTACCGAACCCTCAACCTATACTTGAGGGTATGGACGGTGATCGCCTCGTGCCATCCCCCGCCGGACTGGCGCCCGACGCCCGCAAGCTCTGGCGCGACACGCAACGCCAGCTCCGCCGGCAGGGCACGTGGGAGGACACCGACTCGCCGCTGCTTGAGTCCTACGTCCGCGCGGTCGCCCTGGCGCGCTCGGCGCGGGCCGCGGCGTCAGAACGCCCATTCATCGGGGGTTCCAAGGGGCAGCTCGTCGCCCACCCCGGCCTACGGGTCGCCGCTGAGGCCGAACGCGACGCCTGCCGCTTCGCCCAGGCGCTGCTGCTCACCCCCCAGGCCCGGGCACGCCACGACGTCAAGCCTCCCGCCGAGGACTTCGAGCCGCTGATCGAACTGCTCGGGTAGGGGGTGGCAAACGGTGTCATACCCCACCCCCGATGACACCCCCTGACACCCCCCAGCGGCAGACCGAGCAGTTCGAGGCGTTCTGCGCCCGCCTCATCGGCCTGCGGTTGGAGCCGTTCCAACGCCTGATCGTCCATGAGATGTTCGCCGGGCGGCGAGAGCTGCTCGTCCTCATCCCCCGCGGCAACGGAAAGACCACCCTGTTCGCCGCCCTCGCACTCCACCACCTGGTGACGACCCGCGACCCGGCGGTCTACGTTGCCGCCGCGGGCCGCGACCAGGCACGCCTGACGTTCGAGACGGCGAAGCGGATGGCTGCCGGGCACCCCGAGCTGGACCGGCGCGTCACCGCCCGATACAACGAGCTGCGCGTCCACGACGGGTTCCTGCGCGTCCTCTCAAGCGACGCGCCCCGCGCCCACGGCCTGCAACCGACCCGCGCGTTCGTCGACGAGCTGCACGCCCACCAATCCGACGACCTCTACGTCGCGCTGAAGACCGCGCTAGGCAAACGTGCCGGGGCGCAGCTCGCGACGATCAGCACCGCCGGCCACGACCGGGAAAGCACCCTCGGAAAGCTCCGGGCCCGCGCCCTCTCACTGACCGACGTCACCCGCACCGGGACGCTGATCGTTGCTCGTGACACCCAGGCGAACTTCGCGATGCTCGAATGGTCCTGCGCCGACACCGACGACCTCACCGACCCGGAGGTTGTGAAGACCGCCAACCCCGCCTCGTTCGTCACCCCCAGCTTTCTCGCCGAGCAGATCGCCAGCCCGGGCCTGCACCCCTCGGAGTTCTCCCGCTACCACGCCAACGTCTGGACCGACACCGCCAGTAGTTGGCTGCCGCCAGGCGCGTGGCAGGCGTGCGCCGCCGACTACCAGATCGAGGAGGGCGAAGCCGTCTGGGTCGGGGTCGATATCGGCGGGGAGCGCGCCGCCTCAGCCGTCGTATGGGTCACCGAAGACCTCCGCGTCGGCGCCAGCGTCTACCACGGCGACCAGGCCGTCCTCGACTGCGCCATCCGGGTCCGGGAGCTGGCCGACACCTACACCGTCGCCCAGGTCGCCTATGACCCCTGGCGCTTCCAACAAGCCGCGCTCGAGCTCCAGCAGGACGGGCTCTGCGTCCTCGCGTTCCCCCAATCCAACGAGCGGATGGTCCCGGCCTCAGAACGCCTCTACGCCGCCGTCCGCGAGCGCCGCCTCAAACACCCCGACCACCCCGAACTGACCCGCCACGTCGCCGTGGCCGTCGCCCGGAACACCGCCCGAGGGTGGCGGCTGGACAAGCTCAAGAGCCGGGAGAACATCGACGCCGCCGTCGCCCTGGCCATCGCCGTCCACCAGGCCGAGAACCAGCCGGCCCCCACACAGCTTCTCGGCTGGATCTGAGATGGTGCCCCGGCCCTGCATCGGTTGCGGGCGCCCCATCCCTACCGCTTCCCGGTGCCCAACCTGCCGGCCCCGCAACGGGTCAACCCGTCAATGGCGGGCTCTGCGCGCCCAGATCCTCGACCGCGACCAGTGCCGCTGCCACGTCTGCGGCGCCCCGGCCAACACCGTCGACCACCTACACCCCCTCTCGCAGGGCGGCAGCGACGATCCAACCAACCTCGCTGCCTGCTGCAACGCCTGTAACGCAAAAAAGCGCGACGGACGCCGCTAGGCCCGGGGGAAACCCGCCGAAATCGAGTTTTTCGCACACGCCATTGGGAGCATGGGCACCAGCGCGCTTTCCAAAAACGCGCCGCGTGCGCCACAGTCGTGCCACAGTCGGCGCCGGATTCCGAGCGGTCGAGGGCGGTCCCCCAGCGGTTCATAGTGTCGGTTTGCAGGCAGATTCCGTACGGCGTGGGGGGGTGGGCTTGGTTCGAATCCCCGTAGCGGTACTGCCGGAAGCCCCGCAGGTAGCAGGGTTTGTGGGGTATCCATCCAAGCGGAGCAGCGCGCGGCGCGACCGTCCCAGGCTGCCGCTCGTAGCGGCGCCACGTGGGCCGTTCTCAGGCCAGCCGAACTTCCCTCGCCCGGTCCAGAAGGAAACCCGGCCCCGGAGGCGCAAGACCGCCGGCGCCAGTCTCGTCGGGTCTACTCCGGCCAAGTGGATACCCCACCAGCAGGGTTTTCGCGTTGTAAGAGCGTGTTTGAAAAGAGGTGGTGAGGGGGTGTTCTCGAACTTTGGGGTATGTCCTCCAAGAGTCGGTACCCATCAGATCTCAGCGACGCGCAGTGGGCGTTGGTCGAGCCGTTGTTGTCTGCG